CGGCCCGGTAATCGTCAGAATGGAGTTGAGCTGTGACGAGGTCGCCGCCAGGTCGATCTGGATATCACGCCCGCTCGCCGGGGCGACAAAGGTCGTCCCGACCTGCAGCCCGTTGCCGCTGATGTTATAGCGCAGTCCGGTCTGCAGCCCCGACAGCACGCCGTCGGGAATGTTCGTCACCGCGTACCAATCGGCATCCGGCATTCCGCTGATGAGCATGGCGAAGTCGCCGGTCGTCGTCGCATAGCACGGTTTTTGACTGACGAGGTAGGTCACGACCGAGGTCGGTTGGCCGAAATTGTCGATCCCATCGGTGTAGTGCGGGTCGGCCACCTGATACTGCATGGTCACCGTGCTGCTCGACCCGTCGTAAACAAAATAGGCCGAGGACACGGTGATATATTGCGGCGCGATGCCGACTACCGAGCCGGAATAGACCGGGTCGAAATGAACGAGGCCGAGGCCGGTTCCCTGAATGCAATAGACCCCTGGCTGCAGGTCGATGTCGCTCGGCAACCCGACAACGTTGCTATTTTGCGTGATGGTGCAGGGCGCTTCCCCGATAGGGATCGAGTTGTTGGCTTGCAGACTGACCGAGCGCGCAACACCAGCGGTGGCTTTCGTCAACGCCAGTGAACCGGGCGCCCCGCCGAGTTCGGACGTGTCGTAAATAAAATAGGTATCGGCGGCGATCCCCGGCCCGACGAGGTTATATAACATGCCAGCGGTCAGCCCGCCGGTGGTGGCGACGTTGATGACCTGGGCGCCGGTCGTGTCGCCGACCAGCGGAATCGTCCCGACATTGCCGCCGTGGGTGTTGCCGTTGGTGACGACCGTCACCTGCTCTTGGATCGCCCCGCCCGCCCACGAAAAATAAAATGGTCCGGGCATTCAGATTTCCTCGAGCACCAGCGACCAAGTGACCACCGCGGCCCATTCCTGCCGCTCGACCTGCAACTCAACGACGCGCATTGAAAACTGTGGGCAGTAGTAGGTGTAATCCCCATCAACCCACGAGCTGCCGGGGACGGGCGTCCGCCCCGGTAAACCGCTTGCCGTCAGGTATGCCAACTCGACGTGGCAATTGACCGTGACTTGCATCCCGACCCACAGCCCATCGAGCGCCGGCGCGGCCATGTCCTCGCCGGCGACCTCCAGCTTATATTTCCGCATCTGCGGCGCGGAGATATCGACCAGTGTCCCGTTGACCGTCCGCGCGAGTTTGGCATCGCCAGCCGCGAGATCGATAGGCTTTAGCGTGCCACGCAGGGCGCGCGCGGAATACGGATTGACGCCCGGTGCACCGCTCCCTGTATCGATATCGAGGACGGTTGAGAACGTCGCCGGCAGCGCCATCGGTTAGGCCCCAGCCCTCCCACCGTACCACGATGGCTTGACGCCGGCGGACCGCATCTGCTGGCGGCGGGCCTCGACCACGAGCGCGCTGGCGACGGCCGGAGAGGCGTGTGTCACAAAGGTGCCGCTATCGAGGTGCAGATGCACCGGCGTCCCGCTAGCGCCCGCCGCCGCACCGACCAAACCGCCCTCGGCGAAACGAGGCAGTGAACGACCACCAAAGGGGTTGCGCAGCCCGTTGAGCGCCGCCATTGCTGCCGGTCCCCAATGCGATACGGCGGCGGCGCGCATGACGAATTCGCCGCTCGACAGCCGCGCCATGATGCTGTCACTAGTGCCGGTGCCGGGACCGCTGATCATGCCGCCGCTGGCGAACCCCGTAGGCGAGGCCGATCGCACCCACGCATCCGCAGCCTTCGAGGCCGCATCGAGGCTTGACGCTAAAGCGTAGGCTTTGTCGGCGGCGGTCTCGCTTGCCTTAGTGGCGGCGACTTGCGCATCAGTGAATGCGGCCATTACCTCAACGCGTTGCGCCGGCGGTGCCTGGTAATCGCTCACCCCTGGTGTGATCGACTGCGTGGGGCGGCTGCCTGGACCGTGCCCAGCCGTCCCCCTGTCACCCGACGGAGGTCCATGCCCAGAGTCCTCCCCGCGCCCCGGCCCCCGGTAAACCACCGGCATCCCCGCCCCAGACGCGGCCACATTGACATCCGGTAGCGTGGTCGCTGGTGTCGCAGCTTGCGCCCCGGTTGCAGCTTGCGCGCTGCCGATGCCAAGCAATTTCGAGAGTTCTTGGAATATCCGCCCGAAGGGACCGCGCGTGGCTACTTTTGAGATGTTATCGAATAGCTCTGAGAAGCTCTTTTTCAGCGTCTCGCCTGGACGGGTGAGAAGATTGGCGAGGTCATCAGCCAACTTGATCAAATTCTTATGTGACTCGGCCGATATACGGCCCCATAGTTCGTCCCATGCCTCGCCAAGCCGCCCAAAGGCGCTATCGACTTTCCGTATGTTTTCGAGGTTTTCCGCTGTCGCGCCGCGCTGCGACTTTCGCAGTTCCTCCGTTTTTTTCTGCAATTCGGACTGCGCTGCGATCATTGTTTTTGCAGCGTCGGTCGGCACGCCGAACACGCTCTTTGCTATTTCGTTCAGTTGAGTTTCGGTGAGTTGTAGGGCTCTGGCATTTTTCTCGGCGCGCAGAAAGGCGTCGCCCAACTCTTTCATTTGCTTTTCCGGAGACAGTCTTTTCAGTCGCTCCGCGTTGACTCCCAGGATGGCGAGCGGGTCAGAGAAATCCCGCTCCATCGGGACGCCGCCCCGCGAGACTTGGACACCGCGAACCATCCCCCGAGCAGCAGCAATTCGTCTGTCGATTTCCTGCTCGTTGGCCGTGCTGCCGCCGATGTCCTTGGTTTGCGTCGCAACCCTGGACAACGTGGCGCCAAGGCCTTGCAGGAATTTATTGGCCGTTTCTGCTGACTCACCGGCTTGCTTGGCGAGTTCCTGCACAGCCTGAGTGACGAGCGGCTTTTGCCCAATGTCGCGGCCAAGATCACGGATGTCGCGCAGCTTCTTATCGAGGTCTACGACCTGTTCAATAACCCTTTGAATACCCATGCCGACAACAAAGCCGGCAATGGCCGCTTTCGCCCCGCCGATATTGTGGCCGAGCGCCATAAACGCGCCGTTCAAGCTCTGCACGCTGTTCTCGACCAGATAGAATTTGTGCGCGTGATTGGCCTGATGGAAATTATTGAGTTCCTTGTTCGCTCCGCTGATCTCTTTCTTCATGACCACGAGCTTTTTGGTCATCCCATCAACGGCGACGCTGAGTGTTTTCACCCCTTGGATGGCCTTGGGGTCGCCTGTTGTTGCCGCCACGTTCGCCGTGGCCTTCATCTCTTTTTGAGCCTTGCGCAGCTCGGCCTCGAGCAACGCCACCTCGGCCCGAGCCTTTGAGGTATCGGCGCCGATGCTGATGGTGAGGTTGTCAGCCATCCTCGAACTCTTTCAGCTGGGCGCGGACCGCTATTTCCTCACCACGCGCTGCCAGTGCGCCGATAGCCAGCGACCAAGCGCGCTCAACTTTCTGCCGCTGCTCAGCGAGGAAACCGAACGCCTGCATCTGACGCGGCGTGTATTCCATGACCTCGCGCGGGGAATGACCGGCAGCGATCAAGCGCTCTGCCGCTTCGGCGTAGTCATATCCAGCACCTCGCCAGGGCGCTCGTCGGGCGCGGGCACGCCGCCGACCAGCCGTAGGAAGTGTGTGAACAAAGGGTCCGCACCTTCCGGGATGGTTAGACGGTGAATAACGCCGAGGCATTCGACGATGTCGATGAGCGCCATCTTGTCTTCGATAGCTTCCTCGGCTTCAGGTTGCCCGGATGCTTCGGCGATAATGGCACCGACGCACCCCGGCATTTGAACCAGTAGGACATCGGCATCGATCTGCGATGTCCCGTCCTGCGCCAGATATTTGCGGAACTCGGGGAAGCGCAGCAAAAGGCCGGCGATCTGGCGCAGGCCGAGACCGCGCAGGATCAGTTCGCCGCCGGCGATCTGCACCGTGCGGGTCTGAGGGACGATATCGACGAGCGAAACCATTACGGCCCGAGCGTCCCGAGCAAGGCGATCTGCAGGTTTTTGGCGCAGAATTCGTCGAGCGTCAGCCGGCAAGTGCACCCCTGCTGAACGACCGGGTTCAGATCCTGCTTGCGGATACCGGTGCGGTGGTTCCAATGCGGCAAGCGTTCGACCGTCGGGGTGACCTCGAACAGATCGCAGTTGCCGAGATCGACGGGCGAGACGTCGCCGGGGCCCTGCCACGTGATGACGCCGGTCCCGACCATGTAGTTCAGAATATTCGGCGCGACGATCGTGCCGTCGGGATGCTGCACTGTTCCAAATGACCCGGTCGCCGGGTCGGCTAGGACTTCCCCCGTCAATTCCATCAGCCCGTAGGCATCGCCGATGAAATTCATCGCCGCGGACGGCGCGAGTTCCACAGTCGGAAGCGTGATTACGAGGTGCGGCCCGATGTTGGGGGAGCCGGTAAACACCAACTCGCCCCGCATATCGGGCGCGGTGCCGATATTGATGGTTGCCGGCGTTGCCACGCGCGGTTCCGGTGACGCCATTTGCTAGCCCTCCGTTGGTTCACTGAGAAGAAAAGGAGCCACGCGAATGCGGATCGGGACGACGATCCCGGCGAGCGCCCCATCGTGACCGGGGTCTTTGATGACCTCGCCTTCGATCCGGCAATAGTCGACGCCTTTCAGCCCGAGCGCCTGACGAAAGCCGCCGCCGGGTTGCGAGCCGCTGGGGATCAAAACCTTTTCGACGGCGTCGAGCAGCGTATTCAGCGCCGTTGCCGGAACCGTGGTGGGGTCTGCGCCCGCCCTCGAAAAAATCCACAGCTCGCAGGCCAGCGTGATGCGGAACGCGCCGGTGGTCGGTCGATCGGTCGGGTGATCCTCCCCCGTGTCGATCAGATACATTGCCGGCATATCGGCTTCCTGTATCGCCTGAGCGAGCCGGCGCGAGGCCGTCTGAAAACCTTGGGTTAGGGGCGATGCCGTGGCGTCAGCCGTCGCCGACAGCGAAAGTGTCACGGTCGGGGTGATCGTCGCGAGTACCGCGCCATCCTCGACGCCGGTGCCGCTGATCGGCATACCGACCAGCATCCCCGAGGTGTCGCTGACATTGGCGAGCGTGACGTCGCCGGCGGTGAGGTCAGCGGTGAATGCGAAGATCATCGGCGGTTGTTGGAGTTTGTCGAACAGCGTCGACATGACCAGTTCGCGGTTCACGGTTCGAGCTTCTCCGACAGCACCCGCGCGATGGCGGCCTCGGCGATCGGCTTCATGCGGGCGAACGGATCGCGCAGAAACCGGCGAGCGGAGATCGACACGCGGCGAGTGTAGATCGTCATCCGCCTGCCGCGGAGGCGCACGGTGAAGGCTGAGTGCACGCCATATTCGAGCGCCGCGGCGGCAACGTTATGAGCCCCATTCTTACTGCCGGGACGCGCGCTAATGCGAATCCGGCCGCGGATGTAGTCCTTCCCGCTGACGACGCTGGCCCGCGTCACGCTGCGCAGGGTGCCCGTCCTTGTCGGCTCGGCGGCGCGGACGCTTTCCAGCAGCCGCGTTGTCAGCGCCCCGATCACCGGGCGCAACTTGGCCTGTACCTCATCCGGCAGCCCGTCGAGGCGCGCCAATAACGCCCTGTCGCCCTTAACGTCGATTTTGAATTCAATCACCCGATCAGCCCTCGAGCATATCCGGACAGCAGGCTGGCGATATCGCCGGGTAACTGGCTACCGGAGACACCGGGCATCGGCCCGATCCAGAAGACTTCGTGCCCGAGCCCGGGCGTGTCCCGCTCGCGTAGCATCGGATCGCGGCCCCGGCTGCGGAATTCCATGACACAGAGTTCGATCACGGCTTGCTGGACGTCGGCCGGCACCTCGGCAAAGCCGCCGGTGTATTTCACCGTGATCGAACTGGTGCTGATCCACTGGCGCGCGTCGGTCGCTCTGTAGAGCAGGCCCGGTTCGGCATCGGCGATAAAGTCGGTGGCGACAAGGTCGGTCCCGTCGACGGTGACCAGCGTCACGTCGACCGGCGGCTGCCGCAATAATAGCGGCGTCCCAGCTTCGCCGCTGACGATGCCGAAGAGGTCTTGGTAGTCCTGCTGGACGAAAATGCGGTTACAGTAGCTCTCGGCCTGCGCCGAGGCGCGGCTGATCACCTTTGCCAGCCACGCATCCTGCGCCGTGTCATTTGAACGGATGGACAATTGCTCGCGGACGTCAGCAAGCGTCACGAGATCGCGGGTCGTCGCTGCCGTGACGACGGTCGTGATGAACGGTCTCACCGGCGCGCCTCGGCGTCGTAGCGTTCGAACATCGGCCGCAGGTCCGCCGTCAGCATCGTGCCGTCGCTCAGGTTCACCGCGAGCTGATAGCCGTCGACCGACAATCGAGCGATCCGCGCGCCCGGTGGGCCGGCGGGACCGCGGTCGCCTTTTTCCCCCGGGCGGCCGGTCTTTCCCTGCACCGCGGAGAGCGCCCAACCAGGGCCGGGCAGTGGGCCGGGGTTGTCCTTGCGGGCCCGCCACTCGCCGCCGTCATGCGCGACGAGGTCGAACTTGGCATAGGTCTTGGCTAGGTCGTATTTCCCGTAGACCTCACCGACCGGCGCGTCGCGGCCGTTCTGACCGGGGACACCTGCCGCGGCGATCAGCAGCCAATCGCCTTCACCCGGCAACTGAGCGGTGTCGCGCAGCGCCTGCCATGTCGCCCCGGCATCGGTCACGACGTCGCCGGCGTAATGCACGCCCTCAGCCCAGGCTTTCGCCTCGGGGAAACGCGCCGGCGGCGGTCCGGCGTTTTTGAGCGCCCGCACTTCGTCGAGGGCGCGCGTGCCGAGTCCCAGAGCAACCGCGAGCGCTTGCCACAGGGTGTAGCGCGGCGCCGGGAGGTTATCGGTCATGCCGCGAGCAACATAAATTCGTTGTCATAGCCCGTTGCGTCTCCCGTCGCTGTGCCGCTGGCGAGGGTGATGGACAGCAGCGGCATGACCGCGCCGCCGGCGGTCGCGTGAAGATGCCGAACCCCAAGCGCTCGACCCGGTCGGAGCGAAACCGACAGGTCGAAATGGACACCGCGGGCGATGGCGTTGCGCCAGTTGAGCGCGCCTCGTCCGGGCAGATAGGTGATCTGTCCTTCGCCGCTCGCCGCGCCAGCGACCAGCGACAAGGTCAGATCGAGAGCCGCACCCGGTGCGACAGCATCGCCGGCAATGCCGCCCGTCGCGGCACCGGGAACCAGCGCCAGATCGAGATTGAGCGCCGCGCCGAGTGCAACGGCGTCGACGGTCGGAAGCTGGCCTAGCGCCCATACGCCGAGGGCGCCGTGTCCGAGCATTTAGTGGCGCGCCTCCTCATCGAGGCCGTTGGTCGTTTTGGCGGGCTGGTTGACCTGTGCGACTTGGACCTGCAACTGGTCATTGATCGCCTGCACAATGGCGCTGACGACGCGGTGCGGCAGCGGGATGGATGGCGTTTCCTGCAACACCACCATGACCGCATTCCACTGCTGCGCCTCGAGCGTCACGGCTAGCGGCGTATCCGGGCTGATCGGCGTCTGCATCTCAAAACCCCAACGTGTTAGCCAAGCCATCCGGAATCGGATAACCGTTCTTTTCGCACCAATTCGCGACCTCCTGATTGCTGACGGTCGCGGCGGCGTATTTCGGCATGACGACGGCCATCGACGATTGCATTTCCCCGGATATGGTCTGCTCCATCGCCTCGTCGTTGTAGGCGTTGAGGTGGTTGCGGATGTCCTGCGTGATGTTGGGGATCTCAAGCAAATACGGGGCGACTTGGTTCTGGTAGGTGTTGGCGTAAATCGGCACCCGCTCGGCCAGGATGCGTTGCTGGACAAAGGCGATTTCGGGCGCGGTATCGGTCGGCGGCAACGGTTGGGCAGTGATATAGGACGCCCACGACAGAAGCTGCGAATAGGTCCGGTCGAGACAGACCTGGCTGCGCGGGAATGCCGCGATGCACTCGTCATACGATGCGGCCATGCCTCAGTTCCTCGACCTGTTGCGATAGTTCCTGCACGGCTTTCCACAGGACGGCGGTCAACTGGTTGTATTCGAGGCTGTGGCGGCCGCGCTCGACCCGGTGACCGCCAAACTCATGGCCCGCCCCGGCCATCGCGGCTTCAACGTCCTGCGCGACAAAACCCCAGTTGAGCCGCTCCTGGTTGCGGCCATGCCGCCAGCGGTAGCGCTGCGGGTTGATCGCGCGCACCAGATCGAGGCAGTCCGGGAGGCCGTCGATGTCTTGCTTTTCGCGGCGGTCGCTGGCGTTGGGGAAGGCGTAGCTGGTGACGTTCGACCACGCGGTACCAGAGATGCCGCAATTCGCGGTGTTGTTAGCCGCTGGTATGAAATTGTTGGCGGTGAAGGCAAAACAATTGCCAGCGACGGTGTGGTAAAGATAAGCCCAGTCCGATAGGGCATACCATAGAAAGCTGTTGGACATATTGCGGTTGGCGAACACAAGGCCAGCGCCAGAACCGGTCGCGTTTACGGCCCCCGTAATATTGATCGCGCTACTCGCGTTTACCGTCTGGACGTTCAGTGTGTCGTAAATCTGCACCACGCGGTTGTTGATCGACGCGCCCTTGCCGACGATGGAGAGCGCACCCGCGTTGATGTTGCCGTAGTCAATCAGCCCCGCGCTGGCCTCGTCGCCGCTAGCCTGCGGAAACCGGATGCGGGTTCCGGTAAGGCTCATAAGTGTTGTGCTTCCGCCAGGATCGCCAACACCGGAAAGGAACAGTCCGTGACTAATCGAGACCTGACCGTTTACCACGTTGACCATAAAGGGGCGCAGCGCGTTCCACGCTCCGTATGGCGAACCGGAAGGGGTCAAGAGGATGTAAAGGTTCGCCCCGTCCTGGCGCAGGATCGCACCGTAGTTACCGCCGACGAGCCGGAAGTTGCCGTAGTTACCAGCACCATTTGTCGAGATGATTTCGCCCGTCACGGTGAGGTTGCCACCGCTGGTAAGTCCCATCCGCTGCGTGGCGGTGTTGTCGTACCAGAGAAAATTCCCGTTGCCCGACCCCAACTCCCAGGCGACGTTCGTCGTGTCGCCAAAAAAGCGCGGTCCCGCACCGCTGGTCACGCCAGCGAGATAGTAACTGCCGCTGGTGCTGACGTTGGCGTTGACCGTCAGCGCGCCCGAGAGCGTGCCGCCGGTCAGCAGCAGCCACGGCGCACCTGCCGCCGTCGTCGATCCAGTGCCGCCATTGGCGACCGAAACAGGCACCGAGAGGGCAATCGTGCCGGTCGCGGTGATCGTGCCGCCGGTCAGCCCGGTGCCGGCGGTGATGCTGGTCACGCCCGACGAGGTGACATAGCCCTGATTGGTCGCGGCGGTGACCCGTCCCTTGACGTCGATCGTCAGCCCTTGGAACGTGCCAGCCGTGACGCCGCTGTTTGCCAGGGTCACCGGGATCGCTGTCGTGCCGGAGCCCGACGCGTCGCCCGACAGCGTGATGGTTTGGTTACCGAAATCTTCCGCCAGCGCGGTGATGAAGACCTGCGCCGACCCGCTCAGCGCGATCGGGGTATTGTTGCCAGCGCCGGTGCTGCGATAGACCGACCGCGTCAGCGTGTGCGCGACGGCGTTGTAAGTGCCAAAGCCGGTTTCGCTCTGCCCGACATCGGCGATACCGTAGGAGACGACCGCGCCGTTTGGGACGCCGGCGGCCACGAAATCGAGATAGCCAGAAACCTGTCCGCCGAGCGTCAACGTGCCCGTCCCCACGGTCGGCGTGTGAACCCGGCAAAGGTCAAAAAGCGCGTTCATGTCGCGTTGTTGATGGTGATGGTCGAGGGTTGCAGCGTGAAAGCGCCGTTGAGCGAACTGATCGTCCCGCCGAAGTCGATATAGGCGACGAGGGCATTGCTGCCGGCGTCGTAGTAGACGCCTCCGGTGGCGTCGATCGTTGAGGCCGACCAGGTCGCCCCGCCGAGCTGGATATCCGCCTCATTCGCCCCGGCGTCGCTGACGGTGACGGTAACCGCCGCGCCGCCGGCGGTATAGCCGGCGCCGGAAACCTCGCCGGTCACGTCGGCGCGGACATTGTGCAGACCCTTGTCCGGCACGTAGCCGTTGACCAGCATCACCTTGAAGGCGTCGGACGCGAAGCGGATCGAGCCCGCCGCCATTCCGTCGACCATCGCGTCGTAGATGAGGCTAGGCAACGTCCCGCTCGATCTCGAGGATGCGGCCCTTGTCGTCGTGCTTGGTGACGCGCGTGCGCTCGACGGAACGGACCGGCGCGGGCACCGTCACGTTGACGACGGGACCAGGCGGTTGCGCGTGCTGGAGTGGCGGCGCCTCAACGAGCATCTGGACGGCGCGGCCGATCATCTCCGCAACATCGTCGGGCGCCTGTAGCTCAGCGGACGCGCCTGGAGGCCCAGGAGGGCCCTCAATGCCGGGAGAGCCATCCGCCCCCCGCTCTCCCGGTTCTCCCTGCTCCCCGCGCTCCCCAGCGCTTCCCTGTGGCCCTCGTTCGCCGACGGGTCCGGGCTCGCCGTCTTTCACCGCCGCCAACCGTTCGGCGACAAGCTCGTGCACGCGCAGCGTCAGCGCGGCGACCTCGGCGCGGACTTCGGCAATGGCAAGGGCGCGCTCGCGGTCCCACTCACGGCGCTGATCGGCGAGGACGCGGCCGAGCGCGTCGGCCCAGCCGTCAAGCGTCGAGTCGGCGATATCGCTCGGCGGCGCGGAGGATGCTGGTTGCAAGTCCTGCGGCATTGGCTTCGTCGTCGGCGGGCGGTTGGTTGTCGTTTGGTGGCGGCGCGTCGGGCGCCTGCGGGGCTGGGGTCGCCGGCGGCGCTTTCGACCATGCGCTGAGCGGGACGACCTGCTGCTGCACGCGCGGCTCGTCGCCGTCTTCCGCCTCGGGCAGATCTTCCATCTGACGCGCTTCGTTCGGGCTGTAGATGCCGCCCTGGACGCCGCGCGCGAGCGCGTCGATCCGGTCCTTGAACTGCGACCGCTCGAGGGCGCGGGTATCGAGCTCGAGGTATTCGTCGGGATAACCGCCGAGGCCGAAGAAGCACCCGAATGCTTCCTCGATATGGTTGAGGGTAAAGCCGAGCGCCTGAGACAGCCATAATTGGATAAGGCTCTCGGTGCTCGCCTGCGGCACCTGCCCGGTGATGAGCGAAAGCAGCGCCAGCGGCACGCGGAACGCCGTTGCAATGCGCTGATCCGATAGCTGCAACAGCTCGGCGAGTTGGGCGTCCCGGCTGGTCGACGACACCTGTTGCCACTTCAGGCCCCAGGTGAGGATGGGCGTGCCGCCGGCGTTCTGCCCCTTGGTCTGTTCATCCCACCGCGCGCGCAACTCTTTGGTCTGCGCCTCGTCGAGCTGCATGTCGGTCTGGATGACGCCGCTCGGCCGTCCCTGGTTGCTCGCATAGGCCAGCGCTTGCCGCACCATCTGGTCGCTGGCGGCGACGTCGAGCAGTGCGGCGGTTAGCGGCGGCTCGCCGACCAGTGGGTATTCGGGCCGGACGTTGAGTTTCACGTGAAGCACGTCGCGTGCCGGGACGGCGCTTAAGAGTTCCTGGCCGATCAGCCGTTCCGCGACCCAATTACCGCCGAGGCTGTAAAAAATCTCGCCCGTGGCGGCGACCATCGGCCGTGACGCTCGCGGGTTCATCAAGTGTAGCTCGGCAACCTCGTACCGATTGTTCCTGACCGCGACGGCATAAGCATTGCCGTCCGAGTAGAGCGAGTCCGTCAGGTTCAGCAAAAAATCCGAAATGCTCTGGTAGGAGTTCGGCCGCTTCAGAATCCGCGCCAGCGCCGAATTCGTGACGCGCTCGCGTCCGTTGTTTGGCAGCGTTCGCCAGTGCGTGCCGGGACACATTGCGGTCGTCTGGGCATAAGCGGCGATACAAGCCGCGACGATCGACGACTGTCCCAGCGGAAAGCCGGTCGCCGGGTATCCAAGCTGCCAATAGTTCCAGGGTGAATCCGGCGGGAGCGCGCCGCCGCTGATCGGCAGCCAGAAACCGCCGCCGGGTAGGTTGGCCTTCTCGCGCGGGCGGAAGATGCGCGAGAGCGCACCCGCCACCCGCACAAGACCCGTTGAGGCCAAAGTTTACGACCGGGTGCGAGCGGGTTCCGGTGCCGGTCGACGCTCGTGTTGTTCTGCCGCCGGTGGTGCTGGCCGCTTGTCCTGCGGTTCCCCCGAAGCCTTGTCGTCAATGTGCATTTCGCCGATCCGCATGAGGTCGTTTTCCTCCTGGCTCGGCGTCGGCGGCATCGCCTGCGCCTTTGCGCTCGCTACGTTTGCCTCGTTCAGCGCTTTCACCCTCGCGTCGTGTTCCGCCTTCATTGGACTGTCTGGCATTGTCATCCTCCTTCGTGACGAGCCCTCGGCCAAACCAGGCCGAGGGGATTCGCCAAGTAAAACGCCGGGGTCTTACCAAGTGACGCCCGTCACCCAGGCAACAAGCCCGGTGCGCCGCATCGCCCAGTTCATCGGCATGATCATCCGCAGCGCGATGCTGTCTGTTTGGAACATGCTGCGAACCGGCGCCGCGACCGTTGGCGGCGACCCGGGCGTGCCGATCGCCAGTGGCGTCGTATCCTCCATGTGCAGCGTCGCCTGATCTGAAACCTCGAACCGGGCGTCGTCGCCGGCGAGGCTGGCGAAGTCGGCAGCGTCGACGAGGATGACCATCGTCACCGGAACAGTCGACGATCTGATCACCGGGTAGCCAGCCAACCGGCCCGCATCGATCTCGTCTTTGAACGGGAACACGCCCGTGCCGGCGCTGCTCTGGGTCAGCGAGATCGAAAGCGCTTGCTGCGGGTTCATGATCCACACCGGACTGCGCAAGCTATTCGCGGCGACGAGCACGGCGATCATCGCCTTGAGGTCAGTGACGAGGGCGTTGAAACCGCCGCCTGCCGTTGGCGTCAACCCCGAGACACCGTTCCGAAGCCCTGCCGGTCGAACCGATGTCGCCGGATTGTTGTCGAGCAACACGGTATCGATCGCCACCGACGTATCGCGCCCCATCTTGTCGCGGAGCTGCGTGTCGATGTTCGGCTGGCTGTGCTCAAACAGCTCGCGAGTATACGAGCTGATGACGGCCATTTTCTTGAGGCCGATTTGGATCGACGTAAAGGCTTCCTGCCGCACCGGGATTGGCGCGCCCTCGGCGACGAAGGAACCCGCGACAGTGGGCGTGGCGCTTTCGACCGGGATTGAGATTTGTCCATATCGTCCCAGCGTGTAGCGCACGCCGGCCGCCGTCAGCGGGTTATAAACAGAGGCGATCGTCAGTTGCGCCAGCAGGTCGGCGTATTGCGTTTGCACCAGTTCCTGCGCCCAGCCGGCGACGTTGGTCATCGCCGGCGCGGTCGCGGCACGCTGCACCCAGTCGAGGCAGGTCCGCACGCCGACGTCTTCGGTCCAGCCGTATTCGGCCAGGACCGTGTCGGTGGGCATGCGGTATTGCTTGCTCTTTCCGTAGGCGATGAGCGCATGCAGCAGCATGTCCCCCGGCTTCTCCTCGCGCTTTGGCATCGCGAACGGTCGCGCTGGCGTGGGCGGTGATTTCGCTGGGACAAGTGCTGGGAGTCGATTGACGGGTGCCGGCGGCAGTTCGGTCGTCGTGCCGACCAGCCGTTCGGACTGTTCCATCAGTTCGATGCGCCGAAGCTCGGCGTCGATCTTGGCGTTGAATTCGTGGACGACGTTCATCGCCTCTTCGTCGAGGACGTCGCCGACGTTGGTGTAATGCTGGTTGAGGCCGTCGCGCAGCGCGTTGACTTTCTCCTGCGCGGCCTGGATGCGTTCAGAGATGTTCATGGCTATGGGCTTTCGGTTTCGAGACGTATCGGCAAGCCCGCCGTTCAGCCCGCGCCGCACCGCCAGATCATCAATGGCAAGCTCGCCGAAGATCAGTCGTTGGCCTTCGCGGGAAATGCCGGCCGCGCGTGCGACCGACAAAGCGTTTGGATTGGCCGGAACGCTCACGAGCGAGCACTCGACCAACTCCTGTTTGGTAAATCTCAAGCCGCCGTTCTTGGAGCCTTCGAGCGGCTCCATGTCGAGCGGATGGAAGCCGACGCTGACGGCGCGCAGGACACCGGCCTCGATCGCCGCGTGGATTTCGCGCAGCCGGTCGCTGACCGGCGGCATGAGTTCGAGCCGTCCGGTGAGGCGGCCATCTTTCACCGCGACGTCGGCCCACGTACCGATCGGGAAGCCGGAACTGTGGCCGAACAAGGCGATGGGGTTGCGCTGGAAGTTCGCAAGCTGCCAGCCGTCCTGCTCGATCACGTCGCCCATGCGGTCGATCGAGGCATCCGACATGACAAACTCGAAGGGATCGCCGCCCGGTGCCGGCGCGGCGTTGGTCTTAAGGCGCAGTTCCATTTGAGCGTTCCGACTCTTCCAACACTTCGCGGATTTGGTCGCAAGCGAGGCCGAGATAACAGCAGTCAGAGCATGGGGCGCCGCTGTAGGGGCACACGCAGAACTGACCCGGATAATCGTTAATCCAGGCCGCCGGATGGTCTTCGGGAAGGCGATTCATCACCCGATCAGTGCGCGGATGTTGACGTTCTGGCTCATGTCCGAGGTGCCGGCGGCGATCGCCATCGCGAGCGCGACCATGCCGTCGATGCGGCCCGAGGCCTTGGCTTTCTCGAACTTGCGGTTGCCCGCCGGGTCGGTGGCGATGACCGCGTTCGCGGCGCACATGGTCAGCACCGGATGCCCGCCATGCGCCAGCCGCGCGTTGAGGATTTCGCCCTCGAGCGCGCGCAACGACGGGCTCATGTCTTGGTAGCCCTGGCCGAACTCGGTGAAATGCGCCTCGATAAACGCCTCGGTAAAGCCGGCCTTAAGCAACCACGGGCGCAAATGGCGGAAGCCCCAGCGATCAAAGGCGATCGTCCGGACATCGTAGCTATCGAAGACGCCGCGGAGATATTCAGCGACGTATTCGTAATCAATCGAGCTTCCCGGCGCGGCTTGCAGATAGCCGTCGCGGTGCCACAGATCGTAGGGAACGCGGTCGGCTCGCGCTTTCTGGGTCAGCCCGTCCGCCGGTAGCCAGAATGTCGGGTGAACCTGCCAGACGCCCTCGACCTGACCGACGAGCACCAGCGCCGTCAGGTCACCAACCGCCGACAGGTCGAGCCCGCCATAGACCGGCCCGCGATCGATCGGCAGCGCCGGCGCATTGCAGGTCAGCCACAGCGACCGCGAGACAAAGGCCGCGGAACCCTCGACGCGGCGGTTGAGGATGAGGTTCTCGAACTCGGCCTGTCGCGCCGGCATCCGCCGCGCGTCCTCGGCCATCGCCAGGACTTCGTCGGCGTTGAGGAAGTCGCCAAAGGCCGGGTTCGCCGCCTTGATCGCCGCCTTGCTGAAAGCATCGACCGTCAGCGGCGCGGTGTAGAGCGCGACGACAACGCGCGGATCGTGCGCCGCCAGGCCGTCGTCGATGAGGATCGATAAGAGGTCGGCGTCGGTCGGCGCCTGCGTGCTGATGATGATCGAGAGCGCGTCTTGCTGCGCGCCGGTTGCGGTTTCCATCGCCTCGTAGAGCGGGCTGCGCGGGCCGCGAACCTGGCCGAGCTCGTCGTGGATCACCAGCGCCGGCGACAAGCCATAGGCGGTCTTCGCCTCGGCTGACAGCGCCCGATAAACCGTGCCGAGTTCGGGGCAAAACAGTTGCTTCGCGGTGTCGCGGATCACCACCACGCCGTAGAGGTCCGGCGACATGCGGACGATCTTTGCCGCCAGCGCAAAGAGGATCGCGGCTTGGTCGCGCGACTGCGCGGTGCTGTAGAGCTGCGAGTTCGGCTTTGCCTCGGGCCCGCACAAATGCAGCAACAGCAGGAACGCCGAGAGCGCGGTATTGTGTGTCGGAACGCAACCATGTCCCGCCAAATAAAGCCGATCCGGAGCATCAACCGCGATGCACTTCGTGGGCACGCTCTCCACCGGCTGGCACGCAATAATTGAAAGGGTCCTGTTCCGCGAGGATAGCTGGTCCGGCAGACGGTCTTGCTTTCGTTTCAGTCGGAAAATCGGCTGGTCGCGCGTCGCGTTAAACGTGATCGAATAGGCGGTGTTGACGATCTCACCACGAAGCGTAGCTGGTCCGGTCCTAATTCGTCCCTTGATCCCCAGGGAGCGCAATAAGCGCCAAACGCCAGTGGCTAATTCCTGGCTTACAGTGACGTACTGGCACTGCCTCGTTCGCGCTGCGGATGACACCGTTCCATCGGTATCCATAAGCCCTTGCAGCAGCGCCCAACGCTGATCGGTTCCGGCGTCGAAATAAACTGACGGGATATGCTTTCGGCCAAGCACACCTAAAGCCCTTAACCGAAGCTGTAAATTATCCGGCGAGCGTTTTGTGACGGGTTGCGCGCCAAATAGGCCTGCTTCAATTGCACGAAGCTGTAAGCGGTTGACCTTCCGCTCCCGCCTTGCGCTCACAATTGCGCCGCTCGATTCAAGATGAGCGACCATTTCCGCCAAATCTCTATCACCGGCGGTGATTATCGCCGAGGCGCTGTCGCCGTCGCCGAGCCAAGCGCCGAGCAGATATGGATCAATCGGCAGATCGCGTGCTGGCGCTGTTAATGCCGGTGCGCTGACGATCTTGTGGTTATGCTCGTAGCCCGAAGCGCGCGGCCGAAAGACGGAACCTGCTATCTGCGGCGTCGTTACGACTGCTTCTTTCCACCGACCACCGTGCCCGGTTCTTGTCCGGCCGGTCGCCTTTTCCCAGGGCCGATAGCTATGCCTCGTCCACCACTGGTGTTGTTCGTCGGCAACGATGCGCGAGCCATCCGAAAACGTCAGCCGCCAACAATTGAGCCCGGTATGAATCTCCGACACACCAATGACCTTTGTCGGCTCGCCGTCAGCTCCGAAAACCTCATCCCCCTCTTCGATATCGGCCATCGTCCGCCAACCGGCAGGCGTTGGAATCGGAGTGTCGAGCGCTAGCCCTTTGCCGTTCTTCCGCCCGAACGAGAGGATCGCGCGCCGCGTCCCGGCCGGGTTGTCGTAGATGCGCCGGATTTCCTGACGCTGCCACTGGCGCAGCCGCACCGGCTTCCCCACCAGCGCGCCTTCCGGCACCCGGCAATAACCCTCAATCCAGCTGATGGCGCGGTTCGCGCGGCTAGTGCGCCGCGGCACCTACACTTCCCAAGGCTTCGGACCCCTAGCCGCGTTCAGTCCGGCGCGGGCAGCGGCGTGCGGCACATACCGACTCTGGTTGGTCAATCGCAGCGACCGCGCCATCCGCATCGCTGCGGTGGTCTCGGTCTCGCGAATCCTGAGCAGAATTTGGTAACGCTTCACGCCCTCGCCGTTCTTGAGCCATTCCGGCTTGAAGGTATCGATGATCGCCGAGACATCTTCGGCCGCTTGCCGATGCCGACAATAATCCGCCAGCAGCCCGCGTTGGGCGGCGGAAGCGAAGAAATCGATCGGCTCGCTCGCCGTCGTCTCGCGCCAAATCTCGGCCTGCCGCTCGGTGAGGAATTCGGGCGGCTCGGCCCGCTTGCCGAACTCGCCGGGAACGACAACGGCCAATTTCGCCGCCGAGGGGCGTCCACGCTGGCGCATTATGCTGCCTTCACTTGTCGCTCACTCGCCACGTCGTCGAATTTCCGCCCGTTACCCTCGAGCGTCGCCGCCTCGCCGGTGAACGCCTGCCAGCGCATCACCGCGACGTCGACATAGGCCGGGTTAAGCTCGATCGCGTGACAGGATCGCCCCGTCATTTCCGCAGCAATGATCGTGGTGCCCGAGCCGACAAAGGGATCGTAGACCGCCTGCCCCGGCGAGGAGTTATTCTCGATCGGGCGGCGCATACACTCGACCGGCTTTTGGGTGCTGTGCCCGGTTTCGTTCTTGGTGTGTGAAATCTCCCAGAGCGTGCTTTCTGACTTGCTGCCGCGCCAGTGACCAGTTTTGCCTTTCCGAACAGCATACCAGCACGGCTCATGCTGCCAGTTGTAATGCCCACGACTGATGGCGAAGGACGATTTCGCCCATATGAGTTGGCAGCGAATATCGAAGCCAGCGGCCTCAAGCGACATCTGGACTGTACTGGCATGCCGACCGGCATGCCAAACATACGCCACGTCGCCAGCGAACAATATCCACGCCGCTGACCAGTCAAGACGCTCATCGTTGTGGACGGCTCCCAGCGCGGAAGGGGAAAAGCCAATCAATCCTTTGCGTGCCGCTTCCTCACGCCATCTCGGATCGTACTCCACGCCATAGGGCGGATCGGTCACCATCAGGTGCGGCTTCACGCCGCCGAGCGCCGCCGCGACGGTTTCGGCTTCGGTGCAATCGCCACACGCCAGCCGGTGCCGGCCGAGAAGCCAGATGTCGCCGATCTCGCTCGTCGGCGTCGCCGGCAGCGGCGGGACATCGTCCGGATCGGTCTTTCCGGTGCCTCGGGCGAGCAGCGCATCGAGGTCGGAGAAGCCGAGCAGCGCTAGGTCGTACTCCCAGTCCTTCAGCCCGCGCAGCTCGTCGGCCAACGTATCGAAGTCCCAGCCGGCGTTGAGCGCGAGCTGGTTGTCGGCCAGCGCATAGGCGCGCTTCTGAGCCTCGCTCCAACCCTCCGCAACCATCACCGGAACGTCGCTAAAGCCAAGCTGTCCCGCTGCCAATACCCGGCCATGCCCCGCGATTATCTCGCCTCCTTCGTCAACTAAAACCGGGTTCGTCCAACCCCATTCCCGCATGCTGGCGGCGATTTGCGCGACCTGTTCTGGCGAGTGGGTGCGCGCGTTCTTCGCGTAGGGAATTAATGTTTTGAGCGCGCGGCGTTCGACTTTGTCAGCCGGCCAATTCGTCATTGGCGCGACCCGCGTTTGTCACCGATTGTCGCAGCAACTG